GAAATCTTCAGCAGTCGCATCGGACCATCAAATAATTAGGGATCATCCTGGTTACAGTATATCCGCACCAAAGGCAAACCCGCCCGTGAAAGAGCGTGTGAACTCCGTGAACAAACTGATACGTGAAGGCAACTTCTCTTGTGAGAACTGCCCTAATCTAATCATGGACCTTGAACGCAACGTATGGCACGGGAATGACATAGATAAGCGCGACAGTACCCAGAGCCACGCAAGCGATGCAATCGGGTACGGGATTAATAGATTGTTCCCGGCAAGGCGTAGAATTATGGAGAGTGTTAAATGGTAGCTTTCTTAATCGGAGTATCATTGACGTTCAACGCCTTCTTCATTGGCTTATGGATTTATGGGCTTCACATTGATAGGAAGATTAAAAGGGAAGCAAAAGGTTTAATAAATAACACTCACAAAATGAGTTCTGATATGTATAAGAATTGGATGTTTGAAGCATGATGACAGTAAACGACGTAGTCCTCCCGAATCATTCCGAGCAGATCGTACTTGAATCCATACGCCGTGCGCAAAAAGGATTTGAAGAAAAAGAAAATGCAGAGCGTGAAACCGCTTTGGATTTCTATTATCACACGAATGTAGATCAGCATATTGAGCAATGGTTCTCCCCTTCCACATTAGAACAAGTGCCGCCTTTTCCACAAAAGATCGTGCCACGTTTCGCCCGCGCAAGGAATATGATCTACAAGAATCCACCGAAGCGTATGTTAAATGGCGAACAGGCAGATGATTATATGAAGTCCGCTCATCACCTCGATACAGTCGCAAGAGAGTTCAATGAAACATCGTGGCTCACGAGTTCGATGGCATTTCGCAGTAAGTGGGGACGTGACCAATTAGAATACGATCTCATCCCTTACTTCAAGAGATACTTCATTGAAGGCGAGTCCCGACCATTCGGTGTATCGTATGAAGTGGGTAGAGATGCAAAGAATAACCGCATATTCGTATTCTGGTCGGAAGCAAGAGATGGCGTGCCTGGAATCCACTTGAAGTTCGACCAAGCCGGAAGAACGATTCAAGTAAATGATGATAATATCAATCCATATTCTATAATGCCTGTAACCTTCGTTGACTATACGACAAGTGCTTCAGATGTTATAAGGGCAGCCGTTCAAATAGGCATTGCGAATACAGAGATCGCATTGGCAACCCGGTTCGCTTTTGGTCAGCCTGTAGCAACGGGGATCGAAGAAGCAACCCGGATGAAACTGGGTATAGACCGTGTGCTGTTAATGCCACCCGATAGTTCATTTTCTTTTGTATCGAGTCCCGCCAATCTTGGTCAGATGATTGAAGTGAGTAAATCATTCGCCAATCAAACGGCTATCAACAACCATCTACGAATTAAGTGGGATGAATCGGGTAATGCTCCAAGCGGTGCAGCGTTACGTTTATTAGAGATGGAAAATTTAGAGTCACGCATTTCGGATATACCTAAATGGCGAGATTGGGAGCATGAAAGATATGAAGTGGATCGCGAGATTATCCGTGTACATACGGGCAAAGATATGGGTGAAAATTATTCGGTGGATTTCGCCGAAATAGAATTTCCTACAGATCAAAAGCAAGAGTTTGAACGCCTTGAATTTATGCTTGACAAAGGTTTAATGGATAGGACGGACTTGATACGGCATTTCAATCCAGACATTTCAGAAGAAGATTTAAAGACACTCCTGGAAAGAGTGGACGAGAACAAGAAGGCCGAAGCAGAAGCGCAGCAACCAGAACAACCAGAGCAACCATTATTCGAAGGATTAAAGAGACTTGGCACAGTTAGTTCTTAATCACATCGCTAAAATCGATGAACTGCAAGATGAAGTTATACAGAATGCCGATAGCATATTGCCATCGATTGATATGGATGACCTATTGAAGAACCCGGAAGGATATTTATTAAGTCTCGGTCTATCGTTCTTGAATGAACATATTGATGAGATTGAAAAGGGAGCGAAGCAAGGCGAGAAGTTTGCGAAAGAGGTACTAAAGAAAAGTGGCTGAACAAGCAATCACAGTTACAAAGAATTTTGATCTGAATAAGATCACGTTGGATTTAACTAAAGAGTTGAACCGTGGCGCACAGATTATCAAGGTCGATCACTTCCAACGATTAGAAAAAGGTCAAGGCGTAAAGGGGATGTTAAAGCCATCCAAGAAGAAGATTGGAAAGACATTGGTCCGAAGTGGGAAGATGAGAAACCTTGTGATTGATAAAGCAACAAAGCAGAATCAAGAAGCAAACATACATCCGGGGGAGAAAGAATTATATCCTGGGACAAGCGTTACGATGTCCGATGTAGGTGGCTTCCATCAAACGGGTGCGGGGAATCTGCCGGTTCGTGAATGGTTTGGCGTTACGACAAAAGCCGAAAAAGATATTATGAAGATGGTTGAATTAGAAATCGAAAGACAAATCAAACGTGCCTGACCTTCAAGTATCCATTGCGAATCAGATAGCCACATCGGCTGCGCAAACTACTTTGTCAGTACAGGAGTTGATTACCACGATGAAAACCTCTGGCATGGCAGATAGCGCGATTAAACAGGCATTGATGAGCGATCTGAATACTGGCGGACCATTGTTCGGTGCGTTTAGGAACAAATTAAAAAACACCGTGAGGAATGGCGTGGAACTTTCATCGAATGGAAGTTCAAACAGCGCATTCACAAAAGCGGGAGTGCAAGAATTTCAATGGGTTTCCGTAGGTGATGGCAAGGTATGTCCCGACTGTGAAGAAAGACATGGCGAGACGGGAACGATGGAGTTCTTCGAAACGATAGGATTGCCGGCTTCCGGGTTTAGTGTATGTACGACCAATTGCAGATGTCAATTACTTCCGCAGACTTATAAGGGTGAGAACCTTGATAAGCCGTTGGTGAAGGGAAAAGGGGTGCAATGGAGTCCATCCATGACAGAAAAGAATGCACAAGCCTGGAGCAAAGGAAGCAGTCATAGGGAAACCGTTTATCACACAACCAGTAGTATTAACGAAAAGGCATTGCGTAAAGTTGGATTCGATTTAGACAAAACGGGGATGGGCAGATTTTTTGGTGATGGTGTCTATACATCAGCAGATGATGCTACAAATTATTGGTATGCGAAGAAATATGGGCAAAATGCTAAAACCGTAAAGATGAAAATTAATGTAAGGAATACAATCAAAGTAGACCTCTCTGGGGTTGGTGATAAGATTGGGTGGCATGACCAATTTATTAACAAGATAGATGATATTAAACCAGGTTTTAAAAGAAGATATAAAGAGAATCTAATAAAAAGATGGAAGTTCGATAATAAAATATTTGAAAATGCGCCATATCATACGGACGAATTGTGGGATACAATAGACTCACGACTTGGGGATTATCTAACAAAAGATCAAATAAGAGAGAGATCAATATATTTTGATAACAAGGGTTTTATTTCAAGCGCCGAACTACAAGAAAGTAAGGTATTAACTCAAACTCTAAAGGGTTACGGTTATGATTCCCTACAAATTCTTGATAATGGGGTAAGAGAATTTATTGGTGGTGGACAAATGATCATTTTTGATCCACGAAATATTGTTATTCATGGTTAGTCTATACACCGCGCCCTTTCCCGGCGATAACGGGATAAGATTTGAATTGCTACAAAAGCGAAACACGAACTCAAACAAGAGGTTAAAATGAGTGAACAACAAGTCGAAGTCCAAGACGTAAAACAGGACACCGCTATAACTGCAAGCGAAGAAAAGCAGCCCGTCAATCAAGTCCCTTACGCACGATTCAGCGGATTGGTGGACGAAAAAAACGCATTGAAGGTTGAACTGGACACATTCAAAAAGGATGCAAAGGAACAGGCCGAATCCCGGAAGCTGAAAGAGATGGAATCAAAAGGTGAATACGAACAGATCATGGCGAATATGACCACCAAACTTGAAGCAGCCGAAAAGAAAGCCAATGCCTTCGATGAATACAATGTAAAGAAGCGAGATTCTTTGCTCGCCGAATTACCAGAAGAAGATCGTGCTATTTACGATGGATTACCACTTGAAAAATTGGAAGTCCATGTCAAAAAAGTTTCTACGACTCCATCACCGGCTTCGGTAGATAACTCTAAACCAACATCGACGGGCGGATATGCTTCGTTTGAAGAATGGGCATCACTTGATCCATCTGGATACAAGAAGTCCAACAATCCGCAAACGTCCGGCAATATAAAGATCGGTTATGGCAACTGATATATTTAAAAAAACGCTCGATCCAGACAATGACTTGCGCCACAAGAAAGTAGATGGTGGCGAAGATATTGAATGTACTTACAAAGGTTCTTCCGTCTCTTATGACGACTATCTTGATATTCATGAAGAACGTGGGGAGCGAGTACAGAAGGGTAAAAAGCCGGGTAGTGTTGGTGTGTTTAGTGGGTTCGGACCGGGGACGATGAAAAAGCCGTATGATGACTGAATTTTTTAATACATCAAAAGGAGTTTAAGCAATGGCTTTAACTAATACCTCAACCGCTGCCGGTGGACTCGGAAGAACCATTGGCGATGCGGTGATTGCGTTCAATCATGTGAACGTAATGTATCCTCTTGTGTCTGTAAAACAGGCTGTAAAAGGATCAAATCACGTTCAATTTTCGGATTGGACAAAACTAACATCCGCAAATGTAAGTGCGGCAACACAGGCAACCGCAACGACTGCGACCATTTCTGAACACGTTATCGAATCACAAGTGAGTGATCTCGTATTAATGGGTTCCGGGGATGATGTTGAAAACCAGGCCGGCCCGGCACTCGGTAATGCCGTAGCTGCCAAACTTGATGCCGATCTAACCGCATTAGGAACTGGATTCTCGCAGACTGAATGTGGTGCGGGTAGTTCTCTTGCTCTTTCTCATATCTTCGGATCAATGAGACAATTAAGAGCAGCCGGAGCGCCGATGCCGTATTCATTAGTTCTTTCTCCCGCCCAGGTTTGGGGTGGAAAAGGAATCATATCCTTGCTACATAACTCGGCATTAGATACTGCCGGTTCAAGTACAACCGATACCGCAACCGCACGTCCTGTCGGAATAATGGGTGGAAAAGGTGAAGAAGCCTTTCAAACGGGATTCGTTGGAAATTTGGCGGGTTTTTCGATTTACTGGAGTGACCAAATCTCTGAAGATGTGGGCAGCGGCGGCGATGCAGCCGGCTTTGCAATGTCTAAAGGTGCAATTGGTCTTGGTGTTGGTGCTGAAGGTTTATTCCGCATTAGAACACAAAGAGAAGAATCTGAACGCCTAACGAAATACGTGGCAACCGGATTCTGGGGCGAAATTGAAGTTAAAGATGCCTATGGTGTCTATATCTTGAGTGACGTTTCCTAATCTTAACTGATTAACGATGATGGGCGGGGTAACTCCCGCCCGTTATTAAAGGAGTAAAAAATGAGTAAGTATTTTAAAAAGCCAAATGGTGTGATTGTCGAATATGATGATAAGAATCACGATCTGAAATCACTTAAAGACCGCTTCGAGGAATGCAATGCAGACGGAAGCAAAGTTGAGCCAAAGGCTAAAGTTAAAAAAGACGATAAATAAATTTAACCTAAATGCCCATGAGACTGACCGCTCGGTAAGGCATTTTAAAGGAGAAACAATATGTCAATGAGAGAGTATGGCGTTGTTGAAGCGCAGAATTTAGCAATGGGACAAGCCGGTTCAATATTTGTAACGGGTACAACAAATGCCGTTACCTGCAGTGCGGGATCGGGTGTCTTTGTAGCAATCCAATTCACAGAGGATACAGTATTCGCTTCCGGAGCGGGGGGATTGGT